TAAGGGACCGTACCGCAGGTCTTACATTAAGAAGACTTAAAGAAAACGTACTTGATTTACCTGATAAGATTATCACACCAGTATACCTTAGATTAAAGTCCAAGATGTATGAAGAGATTATGGGTGAATACTACGATTGGTACGATAAGAACCCCGAGGAGTCCAAATCACTTACAGTTCAATTCACCAAGTTAACGAAGATACGTCAAGTTATTGCCGATGAAAAAATTTCACAGACAATAGAACTTGCCGAGAACATTGTGGAACAAGGTAAGAAGGTAATCATATTTTGTAACTTTACCGACTCACTTAATAAAATATGTGAACACTTTGGTAAAGCAGCGGTTAAAGTGGATGGGTCAATGTCCAAACCTGAGAGACAACATAGTGTTGATAGTTTCCAAGATAGTGATAAGATAAAAGTATTTGTCGGTAATATTAAGGCTGCGGGTGTTGGTATAACACTAACTGCGGCTGAAGCGGTTATTATGAACGACCTATCATTCTTACCATCAGACCACGCCCAAGCAGAAGACCGAGCTTACAGATACGGTCAAAAAAACAATGTATTAGTTTATTACCCCATATTCGAGAACACAATCGAAGGAATTATCTACGACATATTAAATAATAAGAAACAAGTGATTGCCACAGTAATGGGGGACAATCAAAACACGGCAGACGCTGCCGAGGAAATTCTAAAGAGAATTCAGGAAATGCGTCGTTAAATGAAATCTGGATTATTTATAACAAATGGATAATCCAAAAATATGAAAAAAATAGAAAAACAAATTCAACAACTCGAAACACAGATACTTGAAAACCACGTCACCAAAGAAAAAGAGTTATTGATTACAGAAATGAAGAAAATAGGTATAGAAAAATTACCTTATTCTTACTCAGCCCTGAAACAGTTTATTGACCCAGAGACAATGAACTTTCACTATAACAAACACTACAAAGGGTACGTGGATAAGTTGAACGATGCTTTATCAAAGAAAAAGTATGGTGATTTAGAGTTAGAACAAATAATTAAAACGATAAGTCGTTTTGATAAAACAATAAGAAATAACGCAGGTGGTGCATTTAACCACGCATTATTTTGGAATATGTTGACCCCAACACCTAAAAAATTAGAAGGGGAATTACTTAAAAAGATTATAAAAGAATTTGGAAGTTTCACCACCTTCAAGAAAGAATTTGATACTGTTGCCAAAGATAGATTCGGTTCAGGGTGGGTATGGTTAGTACTTACCGCCAAGAACACGTTAAAGATTATGTCGACCCCAAATCAAGATAACCCTTTAATGAACGTAATTGAAGGTGGTGGGTTTCCAATATTAGGATTAGACTTGTGGGAACACGCTTACTATTTGAAATACAGAAACAAAAGAGATGAATACATCGTTAACTTTTGGAAAGTTGTAAACTGGGAATTTGTTTCTAAGTTATACGAAATGAGAACGGAAACCAAATTATTAGAATCCGTTAAGTTAGAAAAACTTCTAACTGAATCCAAAGAAGCAAAGTTCTGTGACGCTAAAGAGGTCCAATTCTACAGAGAACTTATTAATAATTCAAAAATCAAAAGAATTTATCAAGACGGAGTAACTGATGCTTTAAAACAAGTGTTCAGTCAATTTTGGGTTGATAGTACAAATAAAGAAATGTCAGGGTTCTACGGGTTAGAATCTAAAGAAGGAAGGTCAATCCTTAATAACTTAAACACAAACTTCAATTCATTCTGTTTATTAACCAAAGCAATCAATACTCAAATTGATAGTGTTGGTCGACCTGAGAAGAAATTCGATTTTTCTAAAAAAGAAAATAGAACTATTAAAGAGATTGATAGATTAGTAAAAGCTTTGGGTCATTTTAAAACTCAAATATTCACAAAGAATAATGAAGAGTTTATTAACGTCATTAAAGTTTTAAAGAAACTATGGGATAGAGGCCAAAAGTCTGAAGACGACGTTTTAGTAAAGATTGAAAAATATTTTGGTGATTCAGCAAAACTTGAAAAGACAAGCGGTCACGGACAAAAGACCGACGCATTTAAGGGGGTTGATTTAACCGTTGTATTAAATGGTAAAAAACACACCGCTCAAGTTAAACCATATTCAACGATGACAAAAGAAGACGGGAAAATTACCATGAAGGACACAGGTAATGTTAAACCGTACGATGTGGATTGGTTGATATTTATTAATACGAAGTCGAACAAAGTTTTGATTTTTGAAAACAAACCGATTAAGAATCATAATCAATACGTGTTTAATGAGAGTTCATTGATTCACGAAATAGAATAAGTAAGATATTTATTGACATGGCATTATTACCTGAACCAGAAAGAAGTAGAATATATACGAGAATCAAACATCAATTAGGTGCACCACTAAGAAGTGTTGAACTTGAAGATGAAATGATGGACTCATTAATGGAATTGGCGATTGGGGATTACGAAGAGTATATCCTACAATGGTTAATTGATTCACAATGGGTTAACCTTGTCAACTTAAATATGAACGAAAGGTCTGTTGCAAGAGCTTTGGTTACAAGAACCATGGATTTTGAACAACAGTTTAGTTATTCGTATTCTAAAATTGTTGGTCTTCAAACTGAAGGTCCTTGGGTCTTGAAGAAAGATTATTTTATTCTTGAGAAGAATGTCCAAACATATGAAATTCCTGCAGGTAGAGAGGTTAACGAACTTTTATGGTTTAGTGACCGTCCATACAATCTTGGATTAGGTGGTATGGCAGGTCCTTTTGGTGGTGTCGGTCTTGGGGCAAGTGAAGCAGGATTTGCCCAAATGGGAAATCAAGGTTCTTACTTTATGATGTCAGGATTCGATTACTTAATTAGAGCACAAGAATCAAATATCCTTAATAGGATTTTAGGTGGTTCTTTAACTTATAGAATTACAGGTTTACCTGATGGTAAAAAAATGATTCATTTATACAATACTCCAGGTGGTAGATTCAATTGGTCAAGTTACGGACAATATGTTGGTAAAGCGGTTTGGTATTGGTATTACGATGTTGAACCTGATAGCAGAGCGGATTGTTTAAAAAATAATCCCGATATTATAAAACTACCTACAGATGTTCCTATTGAAGAACTAACTTGGACAGACCTGAACGTACCTGGCCAACAGTGGGTAAGAAGATGGTTCACAGCCTATTGCAAAGAAACTTTAGCAAGAGTTAGAGGTAAGTATAGTGGTAACTTGAAAACTCCTGACTCTGAAATTATCATGGATTATCAATCCTTGTTAACTGAGGCTAAAGATGAAAAATCTAAATTACTTGAGGAACTTACTGGTGCCGAAGGATGGTTAACAAGAATGAGACCTGAAAAAGTAATGGAGAGAGAAGCATTAATCGCTGAGAACTTAAATAAACAAATGAAGTTCCGAGCAATGCCTCGTCAAATATATGTAATATAATTTTATGGCAATAGTAAAAACAATACCCTCAAAAAAAATTATCGGTGGAATGGCAATTGAAACGTCTGAAATTTCAGTAGTTTCCGAAACAGAATATAGCACCACAGGAGAATCTTGTATAGTAGTAAGAGGAGTTAGTCAATCAATAGTAACTTTAAATTCTAAAACTACAGACCACGTTGTTGTGAAATCAATGACAAGACTTACAATCAAACCAGACATCGGTAAAATCGATGAAGACTATGACGAAATAGTTGCTGATAAGTATGCTTGTATTGAATTTAGATTTGTTGGTGGTAATTGGTATATCTTATCTTCAGACGGTCTGAAGCAGTCCTAATTTTTCTTTCCAACCTTCTTCTGCTAAGTCGTACATATAGTCAGGGTTGAGACCTCTCTTTCCCCAATATGACAACTCAGCTTCTGTGATGTCTAACACATCCTCTTGTAATCTATCTTGAGAACCCTCATCTAAAGGGTGACCATTAATAAGTTCACATTGAGTTGTTGTGAAGATACCTCTATCTGCAGGGTCATTAACAATTAAATTATTTCTAACCTCATCCTTAAAGACAACCATCAAAGGTTCAATTCTTTTATTGAATGTTGTAATTGCTCTTGGTACATTGTAATCTCCTGTTAAATTAGGGTCGTTATCTAAAATATCCTTGTCTAACATATAACAGTTTACCATAACCCCATCGGTAATAGGTTTTGTCTTAGGGTTCATAAGTGCGTTATACGCGTTTGTGTCTTTAATCTGTTTTACAGTCATCTTCTGAACATCACCCTGAGATGCTTTGGTACCATTGTTAACGTACATAATCACATCACCTAAGTTTACACTCAAATTGTTTTGTAAAGCCAACTCCATGTGAGCCATTCTACTCATACTATTACCAGACTTGGTCTTAGTGGTTAATCTTTTAGTATAATCATCAAGACTTAATTTAACTCTAGCTCTTTGAGCAATCTTACTTAATGGTATTTTCTTATCAAATATAGTTTGAAGATACTCGTAGTAATATTCCACAAACGCTTTACCATTACCTTGTAATAACATCTCGATACCTTTATCTAAGAACGTTTCAATATACAATGGAAGTTTCTTAGATTTGATACTATTACCTGTTAATTTAATCTTACCCTTGGCATCCATAACCGCATAGTTCTTACGAGCTAAGTTAATGGTTGATGGCCAAACACCGTCAGTGTCAAGAGCCATCTCACCTCTCATGAAGATATCGTTGTACTCAGCAACATCAGCTTCAGGTCCGTAGTATTCCTTACCCTCTTTAACTTTCCAATTCAATCCACGTCCAACATACACTCTGTTGTTTGCTTCATCAGGAGTTGAGAAGTTTACACCGTCCGTATCCATCACCAATGGAACATATCCTTTAGTCATAAAGTACCTAATCATCTGACGAAGATATTGTCTACCAGTACAAGTAATCTGTTCACCCATGTACATGTCACCCCAAGCAAACACCTGAGGAGCAGATAACGCACCGAACATCGAGTTAATGAAAATCTTAATCGGCAATTGTTTGTTACCATATGATTCAGATTTCTTACGGTCAGTTGTGTAGAATTCCTCAGCAAGTTGTTTGTATTTGATACGGGTATTACGGAAATAACTTAACATACCTTTCATCGCACCTGTCACATCACAGTCGGGGAACACATCGTGTACCAGCTGAATAGAAGGGTATAGAGACGAGAAGTCGAGCTTTAATACATTCTTACTATACCCAACCTTAAGTAGTCGAGAAAGACCTCCTACGAAGTCTGTCTTGGATTCTTTAGCAGGTATTGCAAGTCCATGTTTATGAGACCATGCCAACATCAACATCTTCCATAATGTTGCAGTACCCATTGTAGATACTCTCTCATATGTTGTTGGAATCATCGCAGCCAACAAGAACGAACCTTGGTTGAACTCTTGGTCCACCTTAAGGGTTTCATCTAAGTCATCGTCAAGATACATCTCGACTAACTTGTCACCTGTGATTTTATTATATACGTCAGTACGTTTACCACAAGCTTCATCAATCTTAGAATCAACACCAACTTTTTTGTACTTACCGTTTTGAATGTTTAACCAAAAGTCTTCCTTCTTAGCGTAGAATGGACCGATATCTGTATGGTCAATATAAACACGGTCAGGTGCCTCAGCGTTAATGTATTGGGT